CTCTGACCAGCGCGATTGCGGCGGTGGAGCGGACGCTGGCGGAAAGGAACGGTAAACATCGCGGTGCAAGGTGACTCCGGATGATGACGGTAGCGACGACAACCCCAGCTCTTGAAGAGTGGCGATGGGCGGCCGATCACGCCCGCGCCCCTCGGCTGCGCTCCATGCGCGAGTTCATGGAGACGGAGTACATTCCCGCCAAGGGCAAATTCGCGGGGCTGAAGTTCCGCTGTGATCGCCAACCCTTAACGCGGCTATGGTTCGAAGAGATCGACAGCGGACGGTGGACGCGGCACTGGTGCACGGGGCCCTCGCAGGCGAGCAAGACAACGATCGGCTTCAACGCCGCGCTGCTCTATCACCTGTTTGAGCGGCGTGAGACGGTGATCTGTGGCGTGCCGACGCTCGACATGGTCACCGACAAGTGGATGGATGACATCAAGCCGGCAATCGAAGCCTGCCCGCGTTACCGGCGGTTCATGCCCTCGGCTGGCAAGGGCTCCCGCGGTGGAACGTCGATCAGTTTCCGACTCGGCAACGGGGCAGAGTTGCGGTTTATGACAGCGGGCGGGTCTGACAAGGGCCGAGCGGGCAAGACTACGCGCGTACTCGTCATCACCGAAGTGGACGGGTTCGACGAGAGCAGCGAGACGAGCCGGGAATCCGATAAGCTCACCCAGCTACGGGCCCGACTGCGCGGTTGGAGCCAGGACGAAACCACCGAATTCGGCGAGTGCACGCTCAGCACGGTCGAGGGCCGCACTAATCAGGAGATCACGAAGGGCAGCAACAGCCGGATCGTGCTCCCGTGCCCACATTGCGGGGCATGGGTGGTGCCTGAGCGCGAGGACGTGCACGGGTGGGAAGATGCCGACGATGAAATCACGGCCTGGGAGAATACGCTTTTCTATTGCCCGGCCTGCCAGAAACCCTGGACGGAGGAGGAGCGGACGGCGGCGAATCATGCCTGTCGGCTCGTGCACCGGGGCCAAGAGATCGACGCGGAGGGGAACATCTCCGGCGAACCCCCGCGGACTCGGACGCTCGGCTTTCGCTGGTCGGCGGTCCACAACCTGTTTCGCAAGGCGGGAGACGTGGGTGTCGACCTCTGGACGGCGGCCCGGGCGGTCGACGAAGAGAACGCAGAGAAGGAACTCTGCCAGTTTGTGTTCGCGGTGCCCTACTCCGCCCCTGACGTCGAGGAAACCCCGCTCAGCGCCGAGGCGCTGCAGCGGCGGACCCGGGATCTCCGTCGCGGCGTCGTGCCCGACAAGGTGCAGCATCTGACCCTCGGCGTCGACATGCACAAGCGGTTCGGGTGCTACACACTCATAGCGTGGTTGCCGGACGGGCGGGCCCACATCGCGGACTACGGAACCTTTGAGATTCAGAGCGACGATATGGGCCTTGAGCGTGCGACGCTGGCAGCTCTTCGCGATCTTCGCGACACGGTCAATGCCGGCTGGGGATTGGTCACCGGCGGCGTGCGTGTACCCGACCAGGTGTGGATCGACGCAGGATGGGGTCCGCAGACCGACTCGATATACAAGTTCTGCAGGGAATCCGGGCAGCGATTCCGCCCGCTCGTCGGTCGCGGGGTAGGCCAGCAATACACGAAGAGCTACGTGCGGCCGAAGAAAACCGGGGCCGAGGTTCGCAAGATCGGCGACGCCTACCATATCAGCTTCCAACGGACCGCCCGGGTGCTGCTGGTCGAGATCAACGTCGACTTCTGGAAAACGTGGGTACACGAGCGGCTCGCGTCTGACCCCGACAAGGGCGGCGCGATGACACTTTTCAAGGCTGAGCCTCGCGAGCACGTTCGCTTCACGAAGGAACTAACGGCCGAGCGGCTCATCGAGGAATACAAGCCCGGCAAGGGCACGGTCCTGCGATGGGAGGCCCTACGCCGGGCGAATCACTACCTCGACTCGACGGTGTACGCCTCGGTCGCAGGGCATTTTTGCGGGTTCCGGCTGGTGCCTGATGCGAAACCCCGACAGGCTCGCACGGACGGCAGGTCGCGCCGGCATCGATTGACGACGCCGGACGGGCGACCGTTTTTACTTACGGAAAGGACTCTGTAGTGGCGAAGCAGCGAAACACGGCAGCGAAACAGACGGGCAATGTGCTGATCGACTTCCCTGTCGGGGAGATTGACCCCGATTGCTATGTCGGCAATCACGTCGACGTGCACCTCGACCATCGGCAGAAGGTCGCGATGCGGCGGCTACTTAACGGGATGCTCGGTCAAAAATTAGCGAACGGTCGACTTGTTCAAACCTACGGTGACGTCGTGCGGCATATCTGCGATCGTGTGGCCGAGGCGACCTGATCCGACCCGTAAGCCGTCCGCACAATCCGTAGAATCCGCTCCCGGACACTTCGGACCCCGTTGTAATTCCATTTCCGGACGCCCAATGTCCGCGCATGGCATACACGACGTACACGGCGGCGCGAGCGGCCTACTTCGCCAACGCTGGCTACATGGTGGACAACTCGACCACCAAGGCCAAGGCGTTCATCGAGGCGTGTGTCGATCTGATCGGCTTCTGCACGAAGGCGAGCGAGAGCGGCGACAACCGCGTCGAGGATGATCCCACCAAATACGAAAAGCGGCTCGAACATGCCATGTCGTGGTGGCAAGCCAACGATTCCAGCGCCACGAGCAGCAGGCCCTCCGGATCAATCAAGCACGCTGACTTCCGGGAGTTCCGCGCATGAGCCGCCGTATACGACAGCGCAGCCCGGGCAGCCTGGCCGAGGCATTCGGCGATCTTCGCGCAGACTACGATGCGGCTAAGGGCAGTCGCTACCGTCGGAGTTTGACCGGTTACTCCGCGATGGGGTCCGGGGCTGATTACCACATCCGCAATTGGACCGACAACCTCCGGATGATGGAGCTGGCCCGGCACTTCGACCGCAACGACATGATCGTCGGGCAGGGAATCACGCGGCTTATTCGGAACGTGCTGCAAGGCGGAATGAAACTCGATCCGCAGACCGGCGACGACAAGGTCGATGCCGACCTGGCGGCCCGATGGAAAGACTGGTCGGAGGATCCGGCCAAGTGCGACAACGCGGCCGAGCACGATCTCCAGACCCTCGCGCAACTGACCCTACGGAGCGTGATCGTCGACGGTGACGAGTTCATCCTCCCGTTGCGCGAAAACGGATCGCTCGAACTGATCGAGGCTCATCGATGCCGGACGCCGACGAATACGCGGCTGAACGTCGTCCATGGGGTGATGCTCGACGAGCACCGTAAGCGGCTGGAATTCTGGTTCACGAAAGACAACATTCCGCCACACCAGAACGTGCAGCGCGTCGGAGACATGCGGCGATACCCGGCCCGGCATCCGGATACGGGAGAACGCCAAGTCCTGCAGGTATACAACCCGAAACGCGTTTCGCAGACGCGGGGGATCACGCACCTTGCCCCGATCGGCAATGCGGTCGGCATGCACGACGATCTCGAATTCGCCAACCTGGTACGGGCGCAGGTCGCGGCGTGTTATGCGGTCTTTCACGAGTACGAACTGGGCGACGACGGGGCCGATCCGCCCCAGCGCGGCGAGGCGAGCACAGAGACGCTACTCGACGGCTCTACGCGAACGGTCGAGGGAATTGCTCCCGGGATGGATATCCACGGCAAGCCCGGCGAGCGCCTGTCGGGCTTCTCGCCGAACATCCCGAATCCGGAGTTCTTCCAGCACGCCCGCTTGATCCTGACGTTCATCGCGATCAATCTCGACATCCCCGTTCAAGTGCTGTTGCTCGATCCGAGCCAGACCAACTTCAGTGGTTGGCGCGGGGCGATGGATCAGGCGCGCTTCGGCTTCCGTGACATCCAACGGTGGATGATCCGTCAATTCTACCGGCCTATTTACCATTGGCAGATTCGGCAATGGGCAGCCGTCGACACGGTGCTCCAAGGCTACGAAAAGCGGAGCGACGTTGACCTCTTTGCCCACAAATGGCACCCCCCGACGTGGCCATACATCGAGCCGTCGAAGGACGTCAAAGCAGATCGCAATGAGGTCGAGGGCAACATAAACAGCCTGCGACGGATCAACGCCGCGCGTGGTCGCGACTGGGATGACGTGCACGTCGAGATCATCGAGGACCGCGCGAAGCTCGCACGCCGCGCACTGGAGGAGGCCAAGAAGATCAATCAGGAATTCCCCGAGGCTGAGATCGACTTCCGTGAGCTGGCGGGGTGGACGCAACAGAAACAGACCGAGGACCGGAGCGACTCCGATGAACTTGAATCAGACCGCGATAAGCCCGGCGCATCTTGAGCAATACTTCGGCGTGTGGGCGATCCACGAAGAGCCATTCCGCGCGGCTGTCGAGCGCGTAAATCGGATGGACCTAACGGTCCACATGGCCGAGCAAGAGGCGAAGGCCGCCGAGCGTATCACCTACAACTATCCGATCGAGGACGGTGGGGTAGCGGTCCTGAAGGTTACGGGCCCGCTGATGAAGTACACAAGCTCACTGAGCGGCGGCACCTCGACGGTCTACATGCGGCGCATGTTACGGGCAGCGGTTCAAGACGATCGGGTACGGGCGATCCTGCTTCGAATCGACTCCCCGGGCGGCACGGTCGCAGGCACGCAAGACCTCGCCGACGACATCGCGAAGGCGGCCAAAGAGAAGACGGTCTTTGCCTACATCGAGGATATGGGCGCGTCGGCGGCCTATTGGCTGGCATCGCAAACCCGGCGGATTTCTGCCAACAGCACGGCACTCGTCGGATCAATTGGCACATTCGCAGTAGTCCAGGACCTCACGGGAATGGCTGCGCAGATGGGAATCAAGGTGCACGTCATCCGCGCGGGCAAGTTCAAGGGTGCAGGCGAGCCGGGGACTGAGGTCACGGCCGAGCAGCTCGGGGAATGGCAGAGAATAGTTGACGATCTGAACGAACATTTCGTGCGCGGGGTCGCGAGCGGACGTCGGATGTCCCTCGCAAAAACGCGGGAACTGGCTGATGGTCGAGTGCATGTCGCCGCGGGCGCCGAATCGTTAGGGCTTGTGGACGCGGTACAGAGCTTCGACGAGGCACTCGCTGACATTCGAAAGGCGGCTGCGCGTTCAGGCGGGCCGCGGTCTGAACAGGAGACAGTGATCATGGAGAAAGCACAAGTCGAGATCGAGGCCAAGGTCACCGGTGACGGGGCGGAGGCACTCAGGGAAGCGGCTGCCAGCGCAGAGAAGCTCGTTGCGGCGTCGCGCGAAACGGCGGAGTTGAAGTCCAGCGTGGCGACTACCGCCGAACTCAAGGCGGCCCTGCCGGACAGTACTGCAGATTTTCGCGAGCAGTGCACCGAGCAGGGCTTCACGTTGGCACAGGCGCAGGCCGCGTGGATGTCGCACCTGCGAGAGGAGAACACGGCACTGAAAGCGAAAGCCGCCAAGCCGGGGGTGGAGCCCCTTGGGGAAGGTCGACCCAGCAAGCGGACGATGGCCGGCGGCGACGCTGTTGCCGATTTCAACGCGGCTGTTGCGGAGAAGGTTGCCGGTGGGATGGCTCGCATGAAGGCGGCGATCGCCGTTGCCCGCGAAGACCCGACGCTCCACGAAGCGTACCTGCGCGCGACCAACTCGCCGAGTCCGCGCGTCCAGGGCTTGATCGGCGAGCGGTTCGAAATGGTCGGGTAGCGCACGAGAAACCCATAACGCGATTCGGTCAACAACCGAACGCCGAAACACAGGAGAAACAGACATGCAAGTAAACGCGACTCCGGTTATCAGCATGGCGGCGAGCGCAGCTCTTACTCAGTGCCTCCGCGTCAAGCAGGACGACACCTATGGGCTGGTCGTTGCGACCGCTTACGACGTAGAGCTGGGCACGCTTAATGCACGGCACGTCGTTTCCGGCCTGGGGGCCAGCGAATACGCGGCCGTCGTAACGCCGAATGCGCCGGGCACGGTCAAGATGCACGCGGCGGGCCCGATCACGCAATACGCGCGAGTGTACGGCGCGGCTGGCGGAATGGTCGACGATGCCGCGGCTGGCGTGCCGATCGGCATTGCCCTGGAAGCGGCTACGGCGGCGGGTGATCTGATCGAGGTTCTGCGACTCCCGCCCCAGAACATCAAAAACGCCGAGGTGCATACCGCCGACGATACGCTCCTGGCTTCCGAGAGCGGCACGATGCACACGACGGTCGGCGCGATCGGGACAGTAGTCTTCACGCTGCCCGCCGCGACTGTCGGCCTTGAGTATTTCTTCAAGGTTGGCGCCGCGCAAGAGCTGCGGATCGACCCCGACGGCACGGAGACTTGTGCCCTACCTTCAACGGGCGTGCAGGGCGCGGCTGGGAAGTATCTCACGGCGAATGCTGCGGGCGAAACGGTCCACCTCATCTGCGATACCGCGGGCGAGTGGAGTTGCTACGGGTACACGGGCACGTGGACGGCTGAAGGCTAGTCGGCACGGGTGACAACTGTGCGTCGGCCACGAGGCCGGCAGAACGCACGAAACAGGAGAAACAGATATGGCAATGCCAAGCTCGACAATCACCCGATACGAGCTCGGGGCAACGTTCAACGAATTCGATCTCGCGATGTCGCGTAAGAAGTTCATCGGGCCGAAGGTGCTCCGCCCGGTAATGGTTGGAGTCCAGGCGGCTGACGTGGGCAAGATTCCAATCGAGGCCCTGTTGCTCACGCGAAAGGATGATCGGGCACCTGGCGCCGGGTATCGCCGGGGCGACTTCGAGTTCTCGAAGTACAGCTACGCGACCGACGAGCACGGCTGGGAAGAGACGCTAGACGATCGCAAGCTCGCAATCTATCGCGACATCCTCAACGCCGAGCAGATCCACGCCCAGCGCGCGATGGATTTCGTGATGCGCAACTACGAGATTGCGGTCGCGGCTGCGGTCTACAATACGACGACGTGGACCGGGGCTGCGCTCACGACTGACATCACGCACGAGTGGGACGACCACACGAATGCGGTGCCTGTTGACAACATCGAAGCCGCCCGCCTCAAAGTGATCGAGGGGTGCGGAATGGAGCCCAACGCCCTGATTTGCAACCGGAAGCAGGCGTTTCACCTCGGCCAATGCGCAAACATCGTCGATCGCATTAAGTACTCCGGGAAGGACGACCCCAAGAAGATCCCGCTTGCGGCGCTCGCCGAGTGCCTGCAGGTCGACATGATCATCGTTGCGGGCGGCTACAAAAACACGGCGAAAGAAGGACAGGACGTGTCCATCAGCACCGTGTGGGGCGACGAGAACATGATGCTCGCGAAGGTCGCAACAGGCGACGACCCGCAAGAGCCGTGTATCGGTCGCACGTTCATGTGGTCCGGCGACGGCCCGGGCGCTCCTGGCAGTGACGAAGAGATCGCCGTCGTCGTCGAGGAGTACCGCGAAGAGGCCCGCCGAGGCGGGATCATTCGCGCGCGGAACGATCGCGACCTTGTGATCATGTATCCCCAGTGCGGACACCTGATCGGTAACGCGATCGAGATATAAGCGATGGGGAGTCAGCTTGACGACATCATGGCGGAAGTCGGCGTGGATGTTCTATTCGAGCACCTCGCCGACTCTGCCATTGTCGTTCGGTATCTCGATCCTCCGCATGCCGACCCGGTCGAGCTGACCGCAATCATCGGGCCGGATCGCACTGTCGAGGTCGGCGACGAAAAGGGACGGGAACACAACATCACCCGCGAGGTCACGATCTCTGCCGATCCCGATTCCGAGTATGGCGGCGTCGCGGCACCGAAGCTGAGCGCCACGATCGAGATCGACGGCGTCGACTGGGCGATTGAGAGCATCGTTTCGCAGGACGCGAACACGGTGAAGCTGACTGTCAGCAAGTCACCGCAATCCGGACACGGACGCGGTGGCTATCGCGGGCACTGAGGTTGAACAATGGCGAATGCGGGATGCTTGGCACTGGCGAAAGACAACGCGAAGGCGACTCTTGCCGACTGCGCCACATTCCGCGCCTGGGTCGGGGCATCAGGTGACGACGCGCAGGCGCAGGCGTTGAACCGCATATACAAGGACGAACTCCCCAAGCCCGCCGACGGCAATACCTATACGCTGGAAGAACTCCAGGCACGCCGCCCCTTCGCGATCGCGTATACCGGCCCGGGCTTCCGCCTAGAGAAGGACTCCGGCGATTCCACGTGGAGTACCGGCACGATTGCCATACTGCTCGAACAGGACATCCCGGAACGCATCACGAACGACCCGGCGAAGATCGCGGACGAATTCGAGACTGTGCTCGGCAAGATCATCGATGAGTTTATGGCCTTAGCGGTCGGCGGAACGGGCGGATACCTGAGCGCCACTTCAATCAGCGTGCCCGATGAGTGGGTGCGAAGCAATCCCGACGCCAAGGCGGACTTCGGCGACGTGGCAATGGCGATGC